TACCGCGAAAGAGCAGATTTATAACCGCTTCACACTGACGCCGGAAGGGGATGAACCGCTTCCCGGTGCCGTTCACTTCCCGAATAACCCGGATATTTTTGATCTGACCGAAGCGCAGCAGCTGACGGCTGAAGAGCAGGTCGAAAAATGGGTGGATGGCAGGAAAAAAATACTGTGGGACAGCAAAAAACGACGCAATGAGGCGCTCGACTGCTTCGTTTATGCGCTGGCGGCGCTGCGCATCAGTATTTCCCGCTGGCAGCTGGATCTCAGTGCACTGCTGGCGAGCCTGAAGGAAGAGGATGGTGCAGCAACCAACAAGAAAACACTGGCAGATTACGCCCGTGCCTTATCCGGAGAGGATGAATGACGCGACAGGAAGAACTTGCCGCTGCCCGTGCGGCACTGCATGCACGCCTTTAACGGTGAACTGTTCGTTCAGGCCACCTGGGATACCAGTCCGTCGTGGCTTTTCCGGACACAGTTCCGGATGGTCAGCCCGAAGCGCATCAGCAACCCGAACAATACCGGCGACAGCCGGAACTGCCGTGCCGGTGTGCAGATTAATGACAGCGGTGCGGCGCTGGGATATTACGTCAGCGAGGACGGCTATCCTGGCTGGATGCCGCAGAAATGGACATGGATACCCCGTGAGTTACCCGGCGGGCGCGCCTCGTTCATTCACGTTTTTGAACCCGTGGAGGACGGGCAGACCCGCGGTGCAAATGTGTTTTACAGCGTGATGGAGCAGATGAAGATGCTCGACACGCTGCAGAACACGCAGCTGCAGAGCGCCATTGTGAAGGCGATGTATGCCGCCACCATTGAGAGTGAGCTGGATACGCAGTCAGCGATGGATTTTATTCTGGGCGCGAACAGTCAGGAGCAGCGGGACAAGCTGACCGGCTGGATTGGTGAAATTGCCGCGTATTACGCCGCAGCACCGGTTCGGCTGGGAGGCGCAAAAGTGCCGCACCTGATGCCGGGTGACTCACTGAACCTGCAGACGGCTCAGGATACGGATAACGGCTACTCCGTGTTTGAGCAGTCACTGTTGCGGTATATCGCTGCCGGGCTGGGTGTCTCGTATGAGCAGCTTTCCCGGAATTACGCCCAGATGAGCTATTCCACGGCACGGGCCAGTGCGAACGAGTCGTGGGCGTACTTTATGGGGCGGCGAAAATTCGTCGCATCCCGTCAGGCGAGCCAGATGTTTCTGTGCTGGCTGGAAGAGGCCATCGTTCGCCGCGTGGTGACGTTACCTTCAAAAGCGCGTTTCAGCTTTCAGGAAGCCCGCAGCGCCTGGGGGAACTGTGACTGGATAGGCTCCGGTCGTATGGCCATCGATGGTCTGAAAGAAGTACAGGAAGCGGTGATGCTGATAGAAGCCGGACTGAGTACCTACGAGAAAGAGTGCGCAAAACGCGGTGACGACTATCAGGAAATTTTTGCCCAGCAGGTCCGTGAAACGATGGAGCGCCGTGCAGCCGGTCTTAAACCGCCCGCCTGGGCGGCTGCGGCATTTGAATCCGGACTGCGACAATCAACAGAGGAGGAGAAGAGTGACAGCAGAGCTGCGTAATCTCCCGCATATTGCCAGCATGGCCTTTAATGAGCCGCTTATGCTTGAACCCGCCTATGCGCGGGTTTTCTTTTGTGCGCTTGCAGGCCAGCTTGGGATCAGCCGCCTGACGGATGCGGTGTCCGGTGACAGCCTGACTGCCGGAGAGGCACCCGCGAAGCTGGCGTTATCCGTTAATGATGACGGACCACGACAGGCCCGCAGTTATCAGGTCATGAACGGCATCGCCGTGCTGCCGGTTTCCGGCACGCTGGTCTGCCGGACGCGGGCGCTGCAGCCGTATTCGGGGATGACTGGTTACAACGGCATTATCGCCCGTCTGCAACAGGCTGCCAGCGACCCGATGGTGGACGGCATTCTGCTGGATATGGACACGCCCGGCGGAATGGTGGCAGGGGCATTTGACTGCGCTGACATCATCGCCCGTGTGCGTGACATAAAGCCGGTATGGGCGCTGGCCAATGACATGAACTGCAGCGCAGGTCAGCTGCTTGCCAGTGCCGCCTCCCGGCGTCTGGTCACGCAGACCGCCCGGACAGGCTCCATCGGCGTCATGATGGCTCACAGTAATTACGGTGCTGCGCTGGAGAAACAGGGCGTGGAAATCACGCTGATTTACAGCGGCAGCCATAAGGTGGATGGCAACCCCTACAGCCATCTACCGGATGATGTCCGGGAAACACTGCAGTCCCGGATGGATGCAACCCGCCGGATGTTTGCACAGAAGGTGTCGGCATATACCGGCCTGTCCGTGCAGGCTGTGCTGGATACCGAGGCTGCAGTGTACAGCGGTCAGGAGGCCATTGATGCCGGACTGGCTGATGAACTTGTTAACAGTACCGATGCGATCACCATCATGCGTGATGCACTGGATGCACGTAAATCCCGTCTCTCAGGAGGGCGAATGACCAAAGAGACTCAATCAACAACTGTTTCAGCCACTGCTTCGCAGGCTGACGTTACTGGCGTGGTGCCAGCGATGGAGGGCGAAAACGCCAGCGCGGCGCAGCCGGACGTGAACGCGCAGATCAACGCTGCGGTTGCGGCAGAAAACAGCCGCATTATGGGGATCCTCAACTGTGAGGAGGCTCACGGACGCGAAGAACAGGCCCGCGTGCTGGCAGAAACCCCCGGTATGACCGTGGAAACGGCCCGCCGCATTCTGGCCGCAGCACCACAGAGTGCACAGGCGCGCAGTGATACTGCGCTGGATCGTCTGATGCAGGGGGCACCGGCACCGCTGGCTGCAGGTAACCTGGCATCTGATGCCGTTAACGATTTGCTGAACACACCAGTGTAAGGGATGTTTATGACGAGCAAAGAAACCTTTACCCATTACCAGCCGCTGGGCAACAGTGACCCGGCTCATACCGCAACCGCGCCCGGCGGATTGAGTGCGAAAGCGCCTGCAATGACCCCGCTGATGCTGGACACCTCCACCCGTAAGCTGGTTGCGTGGGATGGCACCACCGACGGTGCTGCCGTTGGCATTCTTGCGGTTGCTGCTGACCAGACCAGCACCACGCTGACGTTCTACAAGTCCGGCACGTTCCGTTATGAGGATGTGCTCTGGCCGGAGGCTGCCAGCGACGAGACGAAAAAACGGACCGCGTTTGCCGGAACGGCAATCAGCATCGTTTAACTTTACCCTTCATCACTAAAGGCCGCCTGTTCGGCTTTTTTTACGGGATTTTTTTATGTCGATGTACACAACCGCCCAGCTGCTGGCGGCAAATGAGCAGAAATTTAAGTTTGATCCGCTGTTTCTGCGTCTCTTTTTCCGTGAGAGCTATCCCTTCACTACGGAGAAAGTCTATCTCTCACAAATTCCGGGACTGGTAAACATGGCGCTGTACGTTTCGCCGATTGTTTCCGGTGAGGTTATCCGTTCCCGTGGCGGCTCCACCTCTGAATTTACGCCGGGATATGTCAAACCCAAGCATGAAGTGAATCCGCAGATGACCCTGCGTCGCCTGCCGGATGAAGATCCGCAGAATCTGGCGGACCCGACTTACCGCCGCCGTCGCATCATCATGCAGAACATGCGTGACGAAGAGCTGGCCATTGCTCAGGTCGAAGAGATGCAGGCCGTTTCTGCCGTGCTCAAGGGCAAATACACCATGACCGGTGAAGCCTTCGATCCGGTTGAGGTGGATATGGGCCGCAGTGCGGCGAACAACATCACGCAGTCCGGCGGCACGGAGTGGAGCAAGCGTGACAAGTCCACGTATGACCCGACCGACGATATCGAAGCCTACGCGCTGAACGCCAGCGGCGTGGTGAATATCATCGTGTTTGATCCGAAAGGCTGGGCGCTGTTCCGTTCCTTCAAAGCCGTCAAGGAGAAGCTGGATACCCGTCGCGGCTCTAATTCCGAGCTGGAGACAGCGGTAAAAGACCTGGGCGAAGCGGTGTCCTATAAGGGGATGTATGGCGATACGGCGATCGTCGTGTATTCCGGACAGTACGTGGAAAACGACGTCAAAAAGAACTTCCTGCCGGACAACACGATGGTGCTGGGGAACACTCAGGCACGCGGTCTGCGCACCTATGGCTGCATTCAGGATGCGGACGCACAGCGCGAAGGTATTAACGCCTCTGCCCGCTACCCGAAAAACTGGGTGACCACCGGCGATCCGGCGCGTGAGTTCACCATGATTCAGTCAGCACCGCTGATGCTGCTGGCTGATCCTGATGCGTTCGTGTCCGTACAACTGGCGTAATCATGGCCCTTCGGGGCCATTTTCTCTCTGTGGAGGAGTCCATGACGAAAGATGAACTGATTGCCCGTCTTCAGGTGCTGGGTGAGCAACTGAACCGTGATGTCAGCCTGACGGGGACGAAAGAAGAACTGGTGCTCCGTGTGGCAGAGCTGGAAGAGGAGCTTGATGACACGGATGACGCTGCCGGTCAGGACACATCTGTCAGCCCGGAAAATGCGCTGACCGGACATGAAAATGAGGTGGTATCAGCGCAGCCGGATACCGTGATTGATACGGCTGCTCTGGTCACGGTCGTGGCACTGGTGACGCTGCATACTGATGCACTTCACGCCACGCGGGATGACACTGTGGCATTTGTGCTGCCGGGAACGGCGTTCCGTGTCTCTGCCGGTGTGGCAGCTGAAATGACAGAGCGCGGCCTGGCCAGAATGCAATAACGGGAGGCGCTGTGGCTGATTTCGATAACCTGTTCGATGCTGCCATTGCCCGCGCCGATGAAACGATACGCGGGTACATGGGAACGTCAGCCACCATGACATCCGGTGAGCAGTCCGGCGCAGTAATACGTGGTGTTTTTGATGACCCTGAAAATATCAGCTATGCCGGACAGGGCGTGCGCGTTGAAGGCTCCAGCCCGTCCCTGTTTGTCCGGACTGATGATGTGCGGCAACTGCGGCGTGGAGACACGCTGACCATCGGTGAGGAAAACTTCTGGATAGACCGGGTTTCGCCGGATGATGGTGGAAGCTGTTATCTCTGGCTCAACCGTGGGCAACCACGGGGATTTACAACGATTTGGCCGCCGCCTCAGCCTGTATGTGAACACGGCAGCGGAAGCCATTCGCGCCCTGTCGATGCAGATGCCGGGCTTTCGCCTTCAGATGAACGAAGGCTGGTACCAGATACGTATTGCCGGTGAAGACACGGCACCGGAGGTGGTGTACGCCCGCCTTCACGAACAGCTGGGTGAGGGAACGGTCATCCACATTGTGCCGCGACTGGCCGGGGCCGGAAAGGGTGGACTGCAGATTGTGTTGGGGGCGGCAGCCATCGTGGGCTCTTTCTTCACGGCCGGAGGCTCGATGGCGTTATGGGGTACAGCCCTGAGTGCCGGTGGTTTTTCTGCCACCACGATGCTGTTTTCACTGGGTGCCAGCATGATACTGGGCGGTGTGGCCCAGATGCTGGCCCCGAAGGCAAAAACACCGGATTACCGCGCAACGGATAACGGCAGACAGAACACGTACTTTTCCTCGCTGGATAACATGATTGCCCAGGGGAACCCGATGCCGGTGCCTTACGGGGAAATGCTGGTTGGCTCCCGCCGTATATCCCAGGACATCAGCACCCGTGATGAAGGCGGGGGCGGAAAGGTCGTGGTTATCGGGCGGCAGGGGTAAAAAGAATAAAAAAATCCCGCAGTGATCGCGGACAGGAACTGCGGGAGAGTTACGAAGATTAAGTGTAAGGAATTATTCTTATATCACGACAAAAAAATTAACGCAGAGAAATTATACGCGCCACGGTCAGTTTGTGAAAATGTGAAGATATTCAGAATTTTTATGCCATTACCGGTTTTAACCAACAGGATTATCGGTGGGCATGAAAGAAAACCCCGGTATCTGCTGATACCGGGGTTTCTCTTTAGCATGGCAGAAATGTGTTTCATGCTTTTCGGGCGAAGGATATCCGACTTCTGTACGGAATGGCAAGTGGCGGTTAATTTATTCAGGGGAAGGCTGTATGGGAAAAGGTGGCGGTAAGGCACACACGCCTCGTGAGGCGAAAGACAATCTCAAATCCACGCAGATGATGAGCGTGATTGATGCGATTGGTGAGGGACCGATAGAAGGCCCGGTGAAAAGCCTGCAGAGTATTCTGGTGAACAAAACCCCGCTGACGGACACGGACGGTAATCCCGTGATACACGGTGTGACCGCGGTCTGGCGTGCCGGGGAGCAGGAGCAGACACCACCGGAAGGCTTTGAGTCCTCCGGCTCTGAAACTGTACTGGGTGTCGAAGTGACCAGGGCAAAACCGGTAACACGCACCATTACGTCAGCGAACATTGACCGCCTGCGGGTGACCTTCGGGGTGCAGTCACTGGTGGAGACCACGTCAAAGGGTGACCGTAATCCGTCCTCTGTCCGTCTGCTGATTCAGTTACAGCGTAACGGTAACTGGGTGACAGAAAAGGATGTCACCATTAACGGCAAGACCACCTCACAGTTCCTGGCCTCGGTGATTCTGGATAATCTGCCTCCCCGCCCCTTTAACATCCGGATGGTCAGGGAGACGGCGGACAGCACCACGGACCAGCTGCAGAACAGAACGCTGTGGTCGTCATACACCGAAATCATCGATGTGAAACAGTGCTACCCGAACACGGCCATTGTGGGGATGCAGGTGGATGCGGAGCAGTTTGGTGGTCAGCAGATGACGGTGAACTACCATAGCCAGGTAACACAGAGTTATGACAGCCCGCCGGTTCTGGTGGGCTTTTTTGTGGGGGGAATATGTCAGTACAGATTTCAGGTGTGCTGAAGGATGGTACAGGAAAACCGGTACCGGACTGCACCATAGAGCTGAAAGCCACGCGAACGAGTGAGACGGTGATAGTCACCACGGTGGCAGAGCACCAGCCAGGCGAAACGGGCAGTTACAGCATGCAGGTTGAGCCGGGGCGTTATCGTGTGACCTTGTGCGTGGAAGGTCGTCAGCCGGCATGCGCCGGCGAGATTGATGTCATGGCCGACGACGAACCGGGCACCCTGAATGCCTTTCTGCTCCGTGAAACGGATGCAGCGTATTATCCTGATGCACTGAAGAAGCTGGAAGCGGCGGCGGATGAGGCTGTGCGCAGGGCGCGAGAAGCTGCTGAGAAAGCCGAAACTGCCGTGGGGCCACAGGGACTGAAAGGCGACACCGGAGCAACTGGTCCACAGGGACAGAAGGGGGACAAGGGCGATACAGGCCCGGCAGGGCCACCGGGGCCGAAAGGGGATAAAGGTGACAAGGGCGATAAGGGGGATACAGGTCCGAAAGGTGAGCAGGGCGATCCGGGCGGACCACTGGGACCGAAGGGCGACAAGGGGGATACAGGCCCGGCAGGGCTTCAGGGGCCAAAAGGGGATACGGGAGCCGCAGGCCCGGCAGGGCCTCAGGGGCCAAAAGGGGATACGGGAGCCGCAGGTCAGGCAGGGCCTCAGGGGCCAAAGGGAGATACGGGAGCTGCAGGCCCGGCAGGACCTCAGGGGCCAAAAGGAGATACGGGAGCCGCAGGTCCGGCAGGACCTCAGGGGCCAAAGGGAGATACGGGAGCTGCAGGCCCGGCAGGACCACAGGGGCCAAAAGGGGATACGGGAGCCGCAGGTCAGGCAGGGCCTCAGGGGCCAAAAGGAGATACGGGAGCCGCAGGTCCGGCAGGACCTCAGGGACCGTCAGGAAGTCCTGACAGCGGACTGTTTGGTGTCGGTTCTTTTGTCCTTGCGGCATATTATGCGACGAGTTATTCGGGGGATATGGCACCGGGCTCAGCCATTGCCGGCTCATCACTGTCTGCATGTTGCCTTTCGGATGGTACTCCCCTGGTTGCTTCCGGTAATGTGGGGGAGACCCGTTTACCGGGCACGTGGCGTGCATGTGGTCCGATGCTATGGACATCATCTCCGGGTATCAGACAGGCAGGATTATTTCAGCGCATATCATAGAGGAGGTCATGGTGGATAAGGGAAAAGAGATTCTTGCAGTACGAAATGCA